CAGAGCCGACGCGACGAACTGGCCCGAGCTGGCGCGGAACACGTCAAGAAGTTCGACTGGGACAAAGCAGCGGCGCAGATGGAGGGAATCATGACCGATGCCGTACAGAACTCCGGCTGACTTGCCGGACGAAGTCCGAGCGAAGTACAGCGCTCGCTGCCAGCGGGCGTTTCTTTATGCCTGGAACAACGTCTACGAACGAACGAACGACGAAGCGGCGGCCTTCGGCGCAGGCCACGCCGCCGCCCAGAGATGCGAAAAGAAGGGAGGTTCCATGGAGAAGATGACTCGCCCGGGACCGCGGGAGTTCCGGTTCGTCACGAAGGCCTTGGACATCACGAAGGCCGTCGACGAACAGGAAGGCCCGCGCCGATTCCGGACCATCGCCAGTTCGAGCATCCGCGACAGTCACGGCGACGAGATGACGCTGTCTGCGCTCGAAGACATGCGGAAGGCCTTCGAGCGAGGCGTCGTCATTTTCATGAACCACAAGTACGATGTGCCCGATAATGTATTCGGCCAGTCCGACAAGGCCGAAATCCGGAACAGTGGCGAGACCGACCAGCATGGCAATCCGATCTACGACCTCTATATCGAGGGCTTCGTCGACGAGACGAATCCTCGCGCCCGCCAGCTGGCCGATTCCATCGCCAACGGTATCCGGCTCGGGACCTCGATCGGAGCGTTCGTTCGGAAGGCCAAGCGGAACCCGAAGGGCCGCTACATCATCGAGCAGGTCGATCTGAAGGAGGGCTCGATCGTGGGTATCCCGGTGAACCAGCGCAGTTGGGTGCAGAAGGCGGTCTTGAGCCTCGATGAGGACGAAGAGGCCACGACGATCGTCGACATCCTGCCGCCCGAGGAAGACGAGGAGGTGAAGAAGTCCGAGGAGGCCAAGCCCGAGCCCGAGGCGAAGGCCGAGCCCGAGGCGAAGCTCGAACCGGAGACCATCGAGAAGGCGGAGCTGTCGACGAAGGAGCGGAACAAGCTCCCCGACAGCGCCTTCGCGTGCCCGGAGAAGCGGCTCTATCCCATCCATGACGAGGCTCACGTTCGGAATGCCCTGGCGCGCATCGCCAACCCGAACAATGATCAGTGTGGCCGCGACAAGATCATTGCGGCCGCCAAGAAGTTCGGAATCGGCAAGTACGCCGACAAGGGCATCTCCGATGATGAGCTGCTGCAGTGGGCACAGGCGAACTTGTGCGAGGACTGCGGCTGCGAGCGCGGCAACCCCCAGGAAGGTTGCACGTGCGATTGCCACGCGACCAAGCAAGCCGCCATCGATCCGCCAGCCGACGATTCGGCGACGACGGAGACCGATGAGGATGTGGCCAAGCTTGCGGGCTACATCCGACTGATGGTCGAGGCCCTGGAAGAGCGCGACGCCAAGATCGCCGAACTCGATGCTCGCCTGAAGAGCGTCGAGGAGGAGCGAGACAGGCTTCGCGCCGAGGCCGAAGCCGTGAAGGCAATCATCGGTCGCGTTGTCACCATGCCCTTGCGGCCGAAGGCCCAGGCGTATGTGGATGAGGCGCAGATGCGTCTCGCGAACTTCGCCCCCGAGGTCGCGAAGGCGATCCTGAAGCTGACGGAGGAATAGCACGATGAGTGACCTCAAGAAGCTGATCGCCGTTCTTGAGGAGATCGGCCCCGCCCTAGAGAAGGCGAACGAGACTCCCAAGACGGACGAGAAGCCGGTTCTCAAGGGAGTCGGCGAGGAGCACCGCGACCCGGTCCCCTCGCTCAACTTCCTGTCCATGTCCGACCAGCTCTACGTGAAGAAGAAGCTGGCGAGCCTCTCGACCCAGGACCTGGAGCAGCTCTTCACGTACCAGCTCCTCCACGGAATCGGGAGCGGCGTTCCGATCGACAAGGCGGTGACGAACGTTCAGGCGTTCAACACCGTTGCCTCCAAGAGCGAACTTCTCACGAAGGAGCTCGACACGACCAGCGGCGCCGTTCTCATTCGCCAGGACCTCGACCCGATCCTCCAGGTCCTCTTCATTCGCGCCTTCCCGGCCTGGGAGCGGATCCCGAAGGTCCCGGCGAACGGCGCCGTTCATGCCTGGAACCAGATCACGAGCCCAGGCGCGGCCGAGTTCATGGCCGAGCTGGACACCGTCACCGACGACAAGGGGACGTATGTCCGGCAGACCTCGAACATCGCGGTCGTGGCGACTCGCCGGGGCGTGACGTTCAAGGAGCAGCTCGCCATTCCCGCTGGCGGCATGGCCTGGGACGCTGCTCGACTGGAAATCCAGAACGGCCTCACCGCGATGGCCGCCCTGCTCCAGAAGACGATCTTCCAGGGTCAGGCCGCCGACTCCGGCGGCACGGCGAGCAACGAGCTCGGCCAGTACGACCAGAAGGCGTTCACCGGCCTCCGCTCGACGCTCAACACCCCTCGGGCGAAGAACTTCAGCCCGTATCTCACGACGAACCCCGACAACTTCGTGGCTGCCTTCAACGCGGCGATCGTCGAGATCACGAACACCGTCGGCGTCCCCCCGACCGTGGTCTACGCCCGCGCCGACGAGGCCTCGCAGTTCATGAATCAGCAGCTCGCCATCCAGCGGACCGTCGATCGCACGGAGTTCGTGCCCGGCGTTCGGGTTCCGGCGGTCGCCACCGCGGTCGGCGAGCTCCCGATCGTGCCGGTTCCCGGCCCCTCGATCGGGACGTACACCGCCGCGACGTTCTCGAACAAGACCGTCGCCGACCTCTACATCCTGAACGAGCCGACGGTCGTCGTCCCGTACCTCGGGAATCCGAACCCGTCGGTCCTCGAAATCCCGCCCGGCGTCTCGGGCCAGCTCACGCGGCTCTGGATCCTCTGGTTCATGGGCGGCCTCGCGGTTCTCAACCTGCCCGCGAACAACAAGATCCGAGCGAACCTCGCCACTTCGTAGTCTCCTCCCGGTAGGCCCCCGCTACCGGGCAACTGAAGGGGGGCGGATACCGGCCTCCGCCCCCCTTCCCTAGCCAGGAGGTTCGGATGTATCTGACCCCAGCACGCTTCCGCATCTCCGGCTTCGGTATCGACACCTCATCCTTGTCCGATGCCGAACTTCGAAGCCATCTCGTTCGAGCCTCGGCTGCCGTCGACTCGTTCTGCAATCTCCCGAAGACGATCACCCAGACCGACTTTCGAGGAGGAAGGGTCGTAGCGGAGCAGCACCGCTGGAGGAGGATCGAGACCCTGGAGTCGAAGCCCGGCGATCGGCGCGTCTACCTCGTTCGCCATCCGGTCAGGGATGTCGAGGAGTTCAAGATCGTCTTCACGAACACGTACTACATCAGCCTCCCGCCCTCGAACCTCTACGTGAACAGGCGAGACGGCTTCGTCGAGATCATCGCCTCGCAACCGACGATCGTCGGATTCCCGCCCGTCGGCTACTGGCTCGGTCTGGCCGAACCGATCATCGAGGTCACGTACACCTACGGCTGGCGATACGGCATCACGAGCGACCGATGTCTTCCCGGCGGCGGATCGACGTATTTCGCGACTCACGGTATGTGGGATTCGACGGCGCCGGTCACCGTCTACGTCAACGGAACGGCCGTCGCTCCGTCCACGTACACGGTGGACTACGAGGACGGCACCATCACGTTCGCTAGCCCTCCCACCGGGATCGTGACCGCCGACTACACGGCGACGCTCCCTCAGGCCATCCCAGAAGCTACCGGCTACATCGCCGTCGACAGCATCGCCCATGCTCGTCAGGCGGCTCGGGGCCTCGTCGGCCTGAACTCAATGCGCGTCGAGGAAGTCGAGTTCCGAATGCTCCGGCCGCAGGACTACGTGACCCAGAACGGTGTGACGATTCCCGTCGCGGCTGCCCAACTTCTGGGACCGTTCGTGAGGGGTTCGTAGATGATCAGCGACTTCGAGCGCGATGCCCTCATGGATCTCGTCGAAGGTCTGTGGGTCGACACCGCCGACATCAAGCGACGAACCGTCACTCAGACCGAGGACGGCTACGCCGAGACCTGGGCCTTCATCGAGACGGTTCCGTGCATGGTCGTCACGACCCCTACGCAGAGGATCGTGGAATCGGCCGACGCAGCCGTCGACGTGAACGTCATCCGGGTTCTCGTTCGGCGAGATGTCGACGTTCGCCCAGGAGATCGCCTCACGGTGAACGGTCGTGACTTCCTTGTCGTCGATACGAGCTACGAGGCAGGACACCGGATCTACCAGGCGTGCAACTGTCGGGTGGTCGAATGAGCTGGCTCGACGTCGATCGGATCAAGCAGATCGTTCGATCCGGATCCGAGCACGGTCTCTCTTCTTTGGCGCACGACATTGCCGCCGACGCGAAGCGTCGAGCCCCGATCCGAAAGGTATTTCGTCAGAAGGTGCGTCGATTTCGACCCCTGACGACGGAGGAGAAGACGATCGCCGTTCAGCGTGCCATTCGGTACTACACCGAGGTCGTCCCGAACCCTCGGGCGCTTCATATGGCCGTCGCCCACATCATGACGACCGCGAGAGTCGAGCTACCGGTCCGCGGTAGCCCGAACGCGCTCGTGCGTTCTCGAAGGAAGCGACTCCTGGGCTACGAGACGCCGACCGGATTCCGAGGCAAGTACGGCGCCACGAAGACCCTTCGAGGCTATCGTCCAGGGCCTGGGATCTGGGCGCAGATGACTCGCCACGCGAAGAGCGAGGTCGTTCGCGGCAAGAGCATCCTGAAAACGCCGATGGCTCGCGGAAGGACAAAGGTTCAGATGGGCGGGCGGCTGAAGGCCTCGATCCATGCCGAAGAGGTGAGGATCGAGGGCGCGAAGACGATCGCTCGCGTCGCGGCGTCGGTGTACTACGCCAAGTTCGTCGAGTTCCCCACGATCCGGACGGCTGCACAACCGTTCCTGCGACCCGCCATGATGTCGGCGAAGCATCGTGCGGTCGCTGTCGTCGCGGATGCTGTACGCGAGAGGATTGGAAGATGATCGACGCGGTGTGGCCGAAGGTGAGGCGAGGCATCGTTCGAGCCCTTCGCTCGAACCTGGAACTGTCTCGCTTGCTCGTGGGCGACTGGTCGGAAGGGATTGCTCCGATCGGAACACAGTTGCCGTATGGGATCTATTCCCTCGCCGCCGCCCCGACGATCTACGACTGGACTGGCAGAATCGTGGAAGTACTCGCCGACGTGGTCGTATTTGCGCGATCGAAGGGTGATGCAGCCAGCATCAACCAGCTCGTGCTGGCCACGCTGCAGGATGCGAAGCTGCAGGTGCCCGAGCTAACGGTCCTTTCGGTGCGGCACACCGGCATCATCTCGATGGCCGATGTCGATGCCGAGGGAAAGATCGTCTACGAGGAAGGTGGCTCGTACTTCATTCGGGTCGCGCAGTCGGCTCAGACTGCGAACTCGATGACTCTGTCCCTCAACCTCGTCATCCAGTGAAAGGAGAACGCTCATGGCGTACAACGACGTCAGGCTCTCGGGCCTGAACGGGGCCATCTACTTGGGTGGCCTCAAGGGCTCGGGCGGCACTCGGGTCACGGCGAAGACTCGCTGGACCCTCTCGCTCTCCCGTGACTACTACGACGGCTCGGCCTTCGGCGACTCGAACCGCCGATGGTTCGCCGGTCTTCGCGACACTCAGGGCACCTACGAGGGTCTCCTCGACGTGTCGGGCGACAAGCTCTTCGATGCCGCGGGTCTCGGTTCCCAGGTCATCGCGCTCTACGCCGACGACAACACCGGGGCTTCGAGCATCGGCGAGTACCTCGTCGCATCCGGCTCTGGATTCCTCGATGCCCAGGTCGACTGCAGCCTGAACGACGTCGTGAAGATCACCGGCCAGTTCCGCGCTTCCGGTAACTGGACGTTCTTCACCGGTTCGTAGTATGATCTAGGCGCACCCTCCTTCTCCTCGGGAGCCACCCCGGGCGAGACGTTGCGGACTAGCTCACGCGACGCCTCGCCCGGGGTATATTTGTGTCTATGCCAGCGCAGTTCGCGGTGATCCGAGGGGACTCCGGCAAAATCACCGTCGCCGCGGGAGCTGTGGCCGCCCTCATCTCGAAGTGGGTCATCGTTCCGACCGGGCAACGACCCGACGGGCGTCCTATCCTTCAGTTCAAGGCTCAGTTTCGATGGCTGAACGAGACGCTTCTGAATCTCAAGATCAGGGGTCTTCCGGTCCAGAAGCGGGTCATCGTGGAGCTACGCACGAAGAACGGTATCGAGGAGGTAGATATCCTGGGATGGAAAGAATGGCGACTGGAGCACGGCGTGCTCGTGTTGGAGGACATCACGCACGCGGAAGGCGTACAACGGAGGAGAATCAGGTGATCGAAGGAGTTCCGCGTCGCACGAAGGAAGTCACGATCGACGGAGTGACCTACGTCCTTCGTCAGATCACCGTCCAGGAATCCGACGAGGCGTTCGATGCCGCGCGAGGTCCGGACGGCGAGATCGACGCTCGGCTGAGCACTCGCCTCATTCTCGCCGCCTCGATCGAATCGCCTCCGACGACCCTCGACGACATCCTTCAGTGGCCGTTCCCGCACTACCTGAAGGTCCTTCGCCACTCGAACGAGCTGAACGCCTTCGAGGGTACGGGCCAGGGGGAAGAATAGGGCTGCCCGTAGGCGATGATCGCCTCGCAGTCGCCCATTTCTGGGGTATTCTGCCGCATGAACTGGAGGCGCTTCCGGTCGCGGAAGTCCTTCGGATGACGAGACTCTGGTTGCGGTCGATGGAAGGGAGGTGACGACCTCGTGGCCGAAGAGAAAATCGGCGGCCTCGCAATCGAAATCGTCACCGACCAGTCGCGTCTAGAGTCCGAACTCAACCAAATCCGCGAGCGCATTCGCCAGTTCGAGCAGGAAGTCAAGGCGACCCTGCGGGTCAGCGTTCAGGGCTCTGTTCGTGGCGCCGGAGGTGGACAAGCTCCCGCCGTCGCTCCCACCGCAGCACCTCCGCCTGAAGCATCAGTCTTTCGTGCGCCGCGCTTCACCGCGCCGACGAGGCCACAGGAGATTCGCATTGCCTTCGGCCCAGGCGAGCGCGGTGTGCGCCTCTCCGAGATGCCGAGGCATCTCGCAGAGCGAGTTCTCAAGCAGGAAGATTTCCTGAAGCAGTACGTCGAGTCCATTGCCGAGGCTCAGGCGCTTGAGGCAGAAGCTGCGGCGAAGGCGAATCAGCTCGCCGAGGAAGCCTATCGAAAGGCGCTCGCGAAGCGTGGCCTCATCGACGAATCGGCGCAACGAGCAACCTCGGCGACTCGCACGTCGGCGCGACGACAAGTCGAGGCCGCTGCGAGCATGCAACAGGTCATCGAGGCCACGAGCACCGCCGCACAGCATCAGGAACAGGTCGTGGCGCAGATGCAGGAGGCGTCGCAGGCTGCTCAACAGGTCGCTCAGCAACAGGCGGCCGCCGCTCAGCAGCAGGCGCAGCTCGTGTCTGTGGCCGGTACGGTCGATATCGGTCCTCTTCGCGAGGCAATCGAGAAGTTCGCCGAGAAGCTCAACGAGCTGACCTCGCTGCTCCAGCATGCTGCTGCGCAGGCAGGTTCCGCCGAGGAGCGTGCTGCTCAAGCGGTTGAGCGTCAGGCTGCTACGTTCGGGGTTGCTCAGCAGCAAGTTGCAACGACTGAAGGACAACCAGCACGACGACCTCGTCGTCGTCGAACTGCGCCAGCTCCAGAGCCCACTCCCGAGGACATCGCGAGACAAAACCTCGAAGCGTCGTTCCGGAGAACTTTCAGCATCGCTTTCCTTGGAATCGATCCCGAGGCAGAAGCGAGGCGAAATCGCGAAAGAGAACAGCTCGAAGCTGCCATTCGATGGGTGCAATCCCAGCAGACCGAATCGATGTACGTGGGATACACCCAGGAGATGCGAGAGCAGGCCGCTCGCCTCGGTGTCGAGTTGCCGCCATTGAGACAGAGTGCGACTGGCGCAGGAGCACAAGCTGCACCGGGCATTGGAGGCGGGGGAGCTGCCGGTGGGGCTGGTGTGCCTCCTACAGGCGGAGTCGGAGTACCTCCTACCGGTGGAGGCGGTGTGCCTCCTACCGGCGGAGGCGGAGGTGG